ATCACCTCCTTATTTTAATATCATATATATTATATATAAAAATATTATTTTAAGGAGACAAAAAAAGAAGCCCCCATTGGGGGCTCTTTATTTTAACGTAAATTTTACTCTTCGTCTTCAAGATCTTCTTCATCGTCATCATACTGCCAAGTACCTGTTTCTTTATCTTGATATATATCATAATCTGTCATTAAAATGTTTCTTAACATAGTTACGAAAAAGTATCTTCCTTCAGGTGAACAGATTTCTTCTAATGTGTGTTCTTCGATGTATTTTTCCATTTCTTTGATTTCACAAATGTATTCGTCTTTTGGAACATCCCACACATCTTCAAATCTGTTACATTCATGAATAAGATCAAGATTATAACAAAACTTTTTCATCACGTCTTCTTTAGACTTTGGTGCATCGTGAAATATTTTCGCTGTGTTATTTTCTTCATCTTTTTCAAAGAAGTATTTACCAAACGGGAACACTGTGAAATCATGATTTTCTCTTGAATTTGCTCTATCTAATTTCCACACTGAAGAACTATCAATATCACACAGTAAAGCACCCAATTCATCATCTTTAATAGGTGCAAATTTATTTCTTTCCTTTTCTATTACCATCTTTTCAAATTGTTTTCTTTTATCTTTTGCTTCTTCGACAGTTTCTTCAACGACTTCCTCAACTACTTCTTCTTCTATTATGTCGTCGTCATCGTAGTCGTCATCTTCGTTATCTTCATCTCCATTCCAGTATTCTATTTCACCGTTCTCATCCTTTGTTTCACATAATTCAAATAAATCATAGCCAGCTCTATACTTTATGTATTTATTTATAACGTGATCACCAGATTCATCGTCATAGACTGCATCAAATACTGTAACGTAATGGTAGCTTTCTTCACCTATTAAAGTAAATATTGTATTTTGAAGTTGTCTATAAAGAATTGAAGAAGTTTTAAACACGTCAGGATAAACAACTAACGTTCTGATAAGATCTTTTAAAACGGTATCTCTCAACCCTACTCTTTGACCAGGTATGTATTCTCTGATAAAACTTTTTAACGTGTTACATAACATGTCAACTTGTTGAGTTAATTTATCTACATCTAATTCTGCACCTATTCTAAATACTTCATGACAATCTCCTTGAAGTACAATTAAATCTACAAATGAAGTATGTTTATAAACTCCTGTTAGAATGTTATGATTGATTACTAGCTTTAAACCTCCTTTTAATTCAAAATGAATACTTCCATTAAAATAATGATTTGCCTTTAACATAATTATCACTCCTCTTATTATTTTTTTATTTTCTATCCACATTCATAATATATAATTTAATATTTTTAAGGTAATAATATAAGCCCCCATAAGGGGGCATTACATTTAAAACCTTTTTCTTTGATCAGAATCTATTCTATCTTTAATAAGAACCATTAATCGTTCTTTGTTAGAAATTAAGTCACCTACCATACTATCTTTGCTATGGGTAGTTTTTGCTAAGAAATAAATCATGCTGTTTCTACCTATATGTGAATAATTTTTAAAATATATTTCATATAAATCAGGTCCATTTTCTTTATATTTTTCATCATTAAGTTTTATTTTTATCATTATACTCGCCTCTTTTAATTTTTATATAACATTATAGATTGTGTTACTTGCAATCTATTATTTTTGTCTATATCATAACTATTTATTAATCGCAATAAAACACCGGATTCTGATATAGCACCTTTATCATTTATTACTTCTGATAATGTTCCATGTAATGGATATAAAGCACTATCTTTATCCCAAAATAATAATCTTCCCATAGCATTAAATTTATGTCCATTTAAATCCATCGTAAATGGTTTAACTTTCGCTTGTATCATCTCTAGCATTTCTTCATCTGTAAAGTTCCTTTTAAATAATGTTTCTCCTAACTTAGGATAATTACCCGATGGTGCTAAATAAGAAATATAATCTTCGTGTCTATCTTTTATGATAGCATCTTTCATTAATAATTCACCACATATGAATCCTTTATTTTTAAAACCACACAATTCGTTGAAAGTACCTTCACCTTCTAATTTTAATTCTATTAAGGTATTATAATAAGAAAATCTTATGTAATTATTATCATTAGATAAGAAATATTTACTTATTGGTTGAACACCAGCTTCTACATCTTTAGGATCATATTTACTATTTTGCATTTTCCATAATAACTTACGATATTTCTCCATAAATTTATTTTTAGGATCAAAATTAATATCTGTTGTACTATACCCTGATATTTCAGGTACTCTTCTTTTGTATACTGGTTTAACTTCATAATAATCTTGTAATATATTTTCTACATTTGGTAAATTAAAAAAATGTTCCCCTATAGAAGAAAAATTTTCATTTAATAATGCAAGATTAGCTCTTTGTGGTAAATTATCTCCTGTTTTACCATTAATAGACTGTAATATACCATATAACGTAGTCTTACTACCATTATTAGCTATAATATTATTAGGATACATTGATGCAGCATCTAAATCTGCACAATTAACTAATTTACGAAACACATTTACTGGGAAATCATAAATATTATTTTTAGCTGTTCCTTGCCTAATCTTATTAGGATCAGCTACATGACCACCTTGTATTCTGTAAGGGTTATCATTCTTATCATCTGTATTAGCAGCTCTTAACTGCATAATAACATTATATAATCCCGGATTAGCTTTTTCTATTTTCTTTAACCTTTCTCTATTTAATTTAACGAATAAAGCATTTATTTCATTACCTGCTATAAATCCTTGTACATCTGCTAATGTATCAAAAACATTAACTGTTCTTTTCATTGGTTTAGCTATTCTTCCCCATTCAGTACATAGATTTAATCTTGTATATAATTGAGAGTAACAATCATTAGTCATTCTATCTAATACTAACATCATAAATACGTCAATAATGTTATATATAATAAACATTTTAAAATCTACATATGGAAAATCTCCAATATAAGAACATATTTTAGAATAATCTAATTTAGATACACCAATTTCTCTTTTAGTAACAGCATCTAATGAGTATGACGCAAATAATTTTCCTCTACGAAGTTGTGCGTATTGTAATAATTGGTCTACTATTTTTGTTGGATTATACGCATTATAATAATGCTCTCTTTTCTTTGGATCCGGATCATCATTATGATAATTAAAACTGGTATATTTTGGTGTATCAGGTCTAAATTGAAATAATTCGTCGTAGTCCATATTTAATTTTTCAGCTCTTATTTTCATATGTCCTATATCGAACATAGCATTGTAAATATAACATATATCAGGATTAGCTTTCTTAAATAAAAATTCAACAGGTTTTCTGATAACTTCTCTTTCATCTGTTTCAAAAGTTAAAGTTAAATCTAATTGATCAGCCATACTATGAATTAAATTTTTTACTGTAGCTTCTACTTTAGCTTTTTTCTTTGGATCATCTTCATCTACATTTATATTTTCTATATGGTCATATAATATTTGATGGAATTCTTTTTTAAATTTATCTATATCTTCCATTACTTCTTTTTGACCTTTATATTTATCATTAATCAAACAAGAGGTTAAAATTTTCCAAGATTTATTATCTATAACAGTATTAGCTATTACAGGTTGATCTTCTCTTTCTGCTTCTTCTTTTACATCTATTTCTATATCTAGCCCCCCTATATCAAAATGATCTATTTTAGGGAAATCTATCACTATGTTACCAGATTCATCTCTATTAAGACAGAATTTGAAATATTCTTTCATTACTAAATCTTCTATATGTAAATCTGTACCAAATAATCTTTTATCTAAATGTATATGATTAGCTTCTACTTGTTTCTTTCTTAATTTATCTGTAAAATCATTGAATTTTAATAAACGAGCTAATTCAAATACTCTATATCTATAACTGACCCAATGTTCTTCTAACTCTTCTTTTTTAGCAAATTCTAAATAATCTTTCTTTTTATATTTAGGCGATAATATATATACAGGTACTTGAGGTTTTGGATATTCCCTCATTATCTTTTCTCCTGTTTTTATATTTTTACTTACTACTAATAAAGAATCATCTTCTTCTTTATTTCGTGGTCTTATATAATGTGTATTAATTATTAATTCATCATGAGAAAAATCTTTCATTACTCTGTACATTTTTCGGTCTCCTTTTATTAAAATATAAGAGAATGTTTAATTTTTTGTGGGAAACTCCACACATATGATAAGATATACCTTATTTTTTAAACCTCGTTTTATATTTTTTAAGGAGGATTTAAAAAGATGAAAAACATCAAAGAAGTGTTATCGTTGTATAATATAACACAAGATAATAATTACTATTGGAAAAAAAGTGATAACTATATAGGAGCTAAAATACATATAATAATTCCTTTTGGATATATTAATGGTGCTAAAATGTTAATACCTATATATATGGAATTTTTAAATAATGCTTTGTCATTAGAAAGTAAGAATTTAAGATCTACGTATCGAATAGGTATGAATTATAGTACATTAGAGATAACTATTATAGACAGTCTAATATTATTGCCTAGTCTAATGTTAGTATGGAATACGATGAAAAATCTATCGACACAAGCTGATGTAATTATAAATGCTGTATCTAATATGGATATTGTAGAGAACTTTAAAAATTTAAAAGAAGTTGTTGGATATAATTATATAAAAGGATTTGAACAAGCATATAATAATATGATGGATATAGTAAATAATACTGATAAAATATCTGAAGCAATTAAGTTAAGTTTAAAAGTTATATCAGAGGATCTATGTTTTGTAATATATCAATCTGAACATAGAATAGATTATTTCAAAAGACATGATTTAGAATTTAAATTAGATAATATAGAATATGATTTAGAAGAATTACAGAAATATAGAGATATATTTGAATTTGATAATTTATTTGAATTATTAATATGTCAAGAAATATTACATAGTGCTAATGTATTTAAAACAGACGTTAGAAAGATGAATAGAAAATATTATCTTATATTAATGAATGAGAAAGAATTTAATAAAGTAGCATTATTTAATATGTCAGAACATTTCGATGAAATATTTAATGTAAAATACTTAAATGAATTATATTCTTTTGTAGGATCTAATTTAGTAAATATATTCAATAATCATTTAAATAGCATAGACTATATAGTAAAAGCTTTTTTAACAGATGGAGAAGTATTTGATGACAAAAATGAAATAAATAAAATATATGAAATGAACATGTACGATTTTAAAAATTTATTTATTAATAAGATTTATAATCGTCTAAATTTAGAAAAAAAGGAGTGATTCTAATGTTTATAGAATCTTTTATTGGCTAATGTTAGAACCTGTGATGCGAATAGATGATTTTAATCTATTATCTAGAGATAAGTTCTTTATTCAAGTAAGATTAGAACTGGAAGAAGAAAAACGTATAGAAATAGTAATTTTTTATATTGATGAAAAAGGTATATCAAAAAAAGTTAAAGATAAATCAGAAATAACAATAAAAGTAAAGGATGTATTACTTTTACATAAATGGGTTGAAATAATAGATGCTATAAGAAAATTGGAAGATGAAACAGTAAGTGAAATTATAGAAGGTATAAAGACATGTAAATACAATGTATCTGAAATAGATCATCCTAATGAATACACGATGTCTGAATCTTCTTGGTATAAGCATAATTTTATTTTCTTATCTCCATTTTATTCTTACGATGGAGCATTATTACGTTTAAGCTATTTAGTAGGAGAATTAATAAACGCTAAAGCAATAACAGAAGAAGATATTGTTTTAGATCAAATATTAAAAGATTATCCAGTAAAATTTTAAAAAATGCATAAAAATAATGAGCCCCCGATGGGGGCTTTTATTATTCATCGTTTATTTTTGAGCTTCTAATTCAGCTTTAACTTTAGGTTCAAGTTTTTTTAGTTCTTTTTCTAAGACTTTTTTGTATCTTTCGCAGTTCTTCGCATATTTATTGAAAATTTTTAATTCTTTAACAGCGATCTTATCTCCAGACTTTGTTTTTTCTTTAGCCTGTTCAGCTAAATGTTCAAATTCTGCTCTAACTATTTCTACAGAATTTATAGCGACAGCTGTATTAATATACTTTACTGTAGATGATTTTTTAGACTCACTAGACATTTTTAAGAATTGGTAAGCGGTTTGTTCTACTAAGTTCATAAGTCCTAAAGTTACTGAACCAGAAATTGCTATAGAAGTTCCAACTAAAATTAGCATTCCTAATACAGTAGTAGGGGCTGGTACTACAAAAGATATAGCTGCCACACCTAACATCGATGCTGCCATACCACCTACTAATCCAGCATTTATGGCAGTTGGTCTATTAACACCTTTTTCAGTTGAATTAGTATTATATTCCATTATTCTATTACTATTTTTTCCAACAGCATTTTCTATATAATGGTTAACTGAATTCAAATCACCTGTTACTACTACATCAATAGTCCCATCAGGATTCTTTTTAAGTTGACCTATTCTTTTAAATGCGTTTGGTTCATATATATTTGATATGGAATAAGATATTATATCTTTTAAGTATTTATCTCCTAATTCATTCATTTCTTCTTTAGACTTCCCTTTAAAAGAATATCCTCTTTTTCTAACAGCGTCTAGATCTAGACCCATTCTTTGAACTTTTTCTCTTGCTGAGAAACCAAATATTTCAGATGAAGGTTGTTTACCTTGTTTATAATCAATGATTTCATTTATGCTATTTTTTAGATCAAAACTTTCACCATGGATCGTATATGTTTTATCTAATACTCTACCAGTAATAATGTCACTTATGTTAGGGGCTACTTTTTTTTCTTTAACTTTAATACCTAAAGATTCACCTACAGCATATTTTTTTAATATGTTATTTAAATCTGACATATTCTTCTTCCTTTCTATTATAATGTATTTTTTAAAAATAAAAAACAGCCCACAATGGGCTGTCATTATTTATATGTTTATTTTTATCCTATTAAGAAGTCTGATGATTTAGGAACGTTCTTAACTCTATAATCTACAATAGCTGTTCTATTTACATAGTCATCTAATGTTTTCTTACATACTTCCATTACGTTAGGTAATGCAGTAGTATAAGTATGAACTTTAAATGTCAATTCTACAGTAGGGATATCATGTTGTCCGAATGTAGTGTTTAAATAGTTTTGTTGTAGGTTATCTGTTGGAATCATTCCATAGAATACAGCTCCAATTTCGACTGTTTGATATGAAGGATTTGTCACAACATATACTCCAGTCATACTATGGTTACCTTCATGGTATTCTAGTCCTGTTAAGTGACAATAAGCAGCAGCCATTGATCCAGGGTTATAGATTAAGTGCATCCATGTTGTAACATAGTTATAGATTACTAATGAAGTAAATTCACATAGATAAGTTAATGTAATACTGTCTGTCTTACCAGTCAATTTAGTAACGTATGTCGCACTATTTTGATCTGTAGCAGCATTAACCGTATCTACGTCCAATACTTCGTTATTGAAACCGCTGACCCCGATAATACATGTTGATGATAACACTTTGAAGTAAGCTGTTTCTTTTGGATATAAGATTTCCATGTGTTTAGGCATTTGACCAGCAACGAATATACCACGACCTGTTATGAACGGTTGTAGCTGATTAAATGTTCTGTTGTCAAATAATACTAACTCAGTAAAGAATTTATCATCTTGTGCTCTACCTTTTCCAGCAGTAGTTAAATTCTTAATGTGGTTACCTTTGTCACCTAACACATATGACATTGTATCTAATACACTATTAATTTGTGCCATTATTATTCTCCTTCCCTTTAAGATTAACCAACATTACCTAATGCTCTTACATTGAAATGATGGTTTCTAATAGATCTATAGAATTTGATATCAAAGTCATGAGTTAACATACCAATTGATTTATCAAAAGCATTTTTATAAGATACTGTATAATTTAATTCTTCTACTTTAGGAGCATAAACAGATAATACAGCATTAACTGCTTTTTCTATTACTGTTAAATCTTCTCCAGAAGTTAATCTATGTAGATGATCTTGTAAACATACAGTAACATCTTTAATGATTCTATTTACTATAGAGTTATTGTGGAATTCTTGTAAAGCAGAATCTTCTGTCAACTTATAGTTAGATCTTTGGCTATTTAAATAAAGTGCACCATTTCTATAGTTTTTACATACTAAGAATCCATTATCTATAAGTATATCATTATTTTCTACTGACATATCTCCAAGACCTCTATGAGTATTAATCATAACATCTCTTATAAGACCATTATTAACTGTTCCAGCAATAGGTTTTTCGAATCCATTTTGATAGTGAGCTACTATATTACTCATTAATGCAAATGACATAGGAACTCTAACTGTTCTATTAGATATTGGATCTAAATATTCGAAGTTAGCAGGACAGTAAGTATAGTTTCTATCTTCATGGTTAAACATTCTTTTGAAATTGATAGCTTCTGTATAAGAAGTTATACTAACTGGAGCATTGAAAATAATTTGTGTTTCTCCTCTTTTTTCGCCATACATAACCATAGCTTCTTTAACTGATCTAGGATATCCCATATCAATAACATAATCAGATGGATTTGCCCAATAAGAGAAGATTTCATTAGAAAGTTCTCCAGTAAATGCTTTCTTAAACATTTCAGCATAAATATATTTATTTTTTCTACTTCCATTTTCAGTTACTTCGAAAACCTTTTCCCAATCGAATCTTTCTTCATTAGCTAAGATTCCATCAGAACCTCCATTAAATTCTACTCTACCTATATTTTGTACTTCAAATATATTTCCTAAATCTGATAAATCAGCAGGATTAAAGTATTGAAGAGCAGTATAGTTAGGATCTTTTGGTTTAGAGTAATCTGCTTTAATATCATTAATTTTCTTTTCTAAAGCTAGTGCTTGTGTACCAGCTAATGTGCTACCTTGTGAGAATAATTTAACTTTATCAAATAATTTATATATAACTTCTCCTAATTGATTCATAGATATTTGATCAATAGATTTTATAATAAAGTCTTCTTGAGCATTTGCATATCTACCTTCAATATATATAGGTATTCCATCATATACATCATTATTTAAAGATACTGTTAATTGAGTATTCTCCAATGTTTCTGATTTAAGACCATCTCTTATGTACGTTTGCATAGTTGGTCTTCCATTTATAGATACTGTAGATTTCTTAGTTATAAATTGGAAATTATTACCATAAGATCCTTTACCTTTATACATACCATACATTATAGGGAACAATCTTTTTGTACCAGGTGCTGTTTTAGATATTTCAGTTTCAAAGTCACTTTGAACGATTAAACTTAAGTCATCTATGGATTTAATATTTCTTATCTCTTTAGTAACAAAAGATATTCTACTTGTGTAGATTTTATGAGCTATATGTTGAACAGTAGGTCTAGGTAATCCAGCTTCTGTATCAGCATAAGGATCTTCTACGAATCCTGACCCATCAGATTTAATCCATCCTAAAGTCTTTTCTATAGAAGATGTATCTGCATTTTTTGTTTCTATTTGAACATATGAAATAAATCCAGCATTTGTTGCATCATCTGGTTTAACAGATATTACTACTACATCTCCACCTTTTAGCATATGTGAAACAACTGCTGTGTAAGGAAGACCGAATCTAACAACGTTAGGTTCTCCATATGTATTTATTAAATTTTTATATCCATTTGTACCACTAAAGTGTTTAACTACACCATTAACACCTTTTTCTGTATATATAGGACAAAACATTGTTCCTGTGTTAGGAGTAGTGGTAGGATAAGAAATTACAGACTCGTCTATAACATTATAAGATACATGTGGATCTTTATGTAGAGGTGTATTACCTGTATTTCTTATGAACTGTAACATACTTATTCTCCTTTCAATTCAATTTTTTACATTTTTGATTTTGATTAAAAAATTATATAATTTTTTAAATTCAACTAGATGATATAAAATTGGCCATATAGGTTGGATTATATGACTATTTTACAGCCATACTAGATCAATTTATAATATCTCAAGTTTTTATTGAACTTTTTACCATATATTAAATTTAGGAGGAAACATAATGCCAGAAGACGTTAAAATAATAGTAAGTGACGAAAGATCGCAAGAAGAAGGAAAGAAAGTAGAGGTAATAAAAAATGGTGAATTTATTGCTGATGCAGGAGAAGAAATAGTTCAATCTTTAGAAGAAATACAAAAAGATTTAGAAGAATTATCCTTAAGATCTATAATAGAAAAAGATGAATCTATAGGAGAAGAAGATAAAGAAATATTAAAAAAGAGTATAACAGATGAAGGCGGATTAGATTTTGCTACATTGATGAAAGAAAATGTACATAGAACTGTTAATGATCTTTTTAAAGACACATCTAAAGGATTATATCTTTTATTACCTATATTCTTTACTACAGATAAAGATAGTATAGAACATGAAATGGATTTATTAGATGTAACATATGAAGGAATTACATATTATTTAAAAGATGAATTTAAAAGATTAGCTCAATCTTTAGAAGGTGATGAAGAATATAAATTATATTTAGTAGACCCAGTTAAATTAAATGATACTTTAGAAGGAAAAGAATTATTGATTGATGGTAAAAATAAAAAATTAGATATTTTTGTAGAATTTTTAAATATCATAAATAGTGTAGAAGAAATGAGAGATGAAGAATTTGGAAAATTAGTAACAGAGAAAGCATACAAAAGTGCAGTAAGATTAATTTATGGTAAATATTTAAATGATGAAAAAGAATTAAAGAAATTAGTAGAAAATATTAGTAAGCATAAAGATAGTATAAGTAATATGGAACATGTAGCTAAAAGTAAAAGATCTAAAATAAAAGAAGAAAAGAAAAAGAAAACAGACATTAGTCTAATTAAAGGTATCTTTTTCAAAAAGATATTTAAAGATAGATTACAGAAAGGAAATGTTCCTGTAGGATTAACAAATGATTTTTCTATGTTATTAGATACATTAGCTGAAATGTTTATTTTAGCATACGAAAGAAATGTATTAGGTATTAGTACAGAATTAGAAGAACATATACATGACATTAATAATGGTAAGTACAACATGTCTAAACAGCAAGTTATAGATATCAATTATGCTATTATACAAGATTTATATCATGAATTTAGAGACAAAAAAAATAGATGGGCTTTCGTGTCTATCGAAAAACAATTATTCGAAGTATCTTTAGATAAATCATATTTATATGAAATATTCGAAGAAATTTGTAGAAAGATTCCTCTAATATCTTTATAATAGTACAAGGAGGATAAATGAAAGATTATTTCAGTAAAGATGGACATAAGATAGTTTGTAATAAAGAATGTGAATTAATAATCCATAAAGAAAATGTAGAAGAAGATGTAAATGGAAATCTTAATACTTTTTTATTTGGATCATTATTAATTATACATGAAGGTGGTAGTATGACTACTAAGACAATAACTTTAGGTACCAGAGTTACCATTCCTTTGTATACATCTGAACAAGTAACAGAAAGTGAAGATGGTAATCATTTAATTATACATTTTGAAGCAGGAGATGTAATTATAGAGAATGATGAAGTTGTAGCTACTATTAATAATGTATATGCTTTATTTAATAACTTCTTATTAGGTAGATTAAGTCCTACTATTCCCAGAGAAAAATATTACAATATTATGATTAATGCTATGAAAACAAACGTATCTTTGAATTTTCCTAGGGTGTATTTAGAGATTATGTTAGGACAAATGTTTGTTGATGAAAAAGGTACTATAGCTAGATTAAGTAATAGTAAAAATTTAACTCCACTAGGAGTAACAGATCTAGTACAAAATAGTAATACTTATAATAGTATGACATTTGAAGACTTTACGAAATCAACTGTAATCAATTTAGGTAAAAGTACTCATGATCAAATTAAAGATCCATCTGTATTAGAAAAATATTTAAGATATTAATATGGCCCCCAATGGGGGCTTATATTTTGACGTAAAAAAAAATACAACAGGAATAAACCTGCTATATTTTGATTTTAATACCTCCTTCCAATGCGATTTTTAAAGCATCTTCGGGAGTAATTCCGAAGAGCTCTGAAATTTGTATGTGGTTCAGATGAGGACGATTTCTCCAATAATCCTCTATATTTTTCATAATTTTTTTATTTAACATATTTACCATCTCCTTTAATATTATTTTATCATATATATAATATACAATTTAAAAAAATTAAGAGAAAAAAAGAAACCCAGTTAAGAGTTTCTTTTTTTTATTATGGACGAGGTCTTCCATTTCCATAATACGGAAATGGCACTGTCTCTTTCTTATTTTCTTTTTCAGCTCCTTTTTTTCTCAGGAAGCTATTCTCTCTTTCGAGAGAATTTATTTTTTCTTCCTGCTCAAATATTTTCGCTGCCTGTTCCGCTTCATGTTCGTTGACTTTTTGTATGTCCTTTATAGCATTGTAGATCATAGGTAATACTTCAAGCTGGTATTTTAGAACATCTCTAAATTCCTCTGGAGCAAATTCTAACTCCAGATTTATATTTAGATCTGCTGCTTGATCCTCTGAAAGAATTCCTAAATTTTTCATCGTTCCTTTAACGTCAAATTTCATTTTCATAGTATTCTCCTTATTCTAATGGCATTGAATATTTAAACTCATTTTGAGTACCATTAGTTATTATTTATTTCTATCATCTATATAATATACAAAAAAAAAAACTTAAGATAACTAAAATTAACGATAAAAAAAGAGCCCCATATGGGGCTCAATATTATTTTTTCATTTGTACGAATGTATTTTCTAAGTCTTGTCTAAACTTATCAAACACCTCTTTCTTTAATTCCATTATATTATCATCAGGTCTTAAAGATCTTATCTGTTTGTTACAATAGAAAATTATTTCGAAAATACTCTCAAGATCTGATCTTTTTGTTTCAAAGCTATCGTTATTTCTATAGAGATCCATTATAATCTCTTGTACTCTTTGGATTTCATATAAAGTTTTACTGATATAGTATCTTACTTCGATATCTTTATCTTTTAGAATATAAAGAGAATTAAGATAATGAGACATCATGTCATGGAAAAATTTTGCCATCTTGAACTGTTCTATAGGAGAACCATACCAAGAATTTAAAATATAACGATTAGGATTGAATTCTGGAACTGGTCTCATTTGTGCATAGATCATTCCACGATTTGGATCATAACCATTACATGACCCAGGATAAGTACTTTGATAGAATGGTGATTGTGGATTAGTATTAAACATAGGAAGAGGTCTCATAGATTCCAAAAAAGCTACGTGACTTTTTTCAGTCATCAAAGCTTGTTCTAGATTCATGAAGTGATTTGCTAAAGCTTCTATATTTTCAGCTAAATTGTCTTCACCTTTTTCTTTTAAAGTAGTGTATGTTTTTGCTAATTTTATTCTCAGATCTTGTGGTAATATATCTGAATACGGCTTTTCTTGATTACGTGCATTTCTCATTAATGTTGTTAAACATGATTGGTCCATCTCCTCCATTTTATCTTGTAACTGAGAGATAAATTGTTGAAGAACTCCTGTTTCTACTAAATGTTGGAAATCTCCTTTAATTGAGAAGTCTCTTTCGTTTCCTAATTCCATTGCATTTACTACTATTTTCATAATTTTCACCTTGACCAGAACTTTCTTCTGGTTCCTTTCTTTTTATTTTTTATCAATTATATTATATATAATTTCGGATAATTAAGGGTAACCCCTTACGGGGCCCCTTTTTAATCTACTAATCCTATAAACATTTCTTTTTCTGCTTGTTTTATTAATGCAAAATTTGCTTCTATTTCTGCTTGAGTTTGTGGAGGTATAATAGTCATTCTTTTAGCATTCTTAACAGATTTTTCAGTATTCTTTTGAATATTATTAGTCTCTTCTATATTGTCTTTAATAGCTTCTATTTGTTTCTCTTGTTGTTCTATTATCTTTTGAGTACCTAATTTATTCTGAACTGTGCTATCTGTAATAGCACCTGTTAATTTAGTTAATACATTTACTATTTCATTATCACTATTAATATCTTGTACTGCTCCACTAGCAACAGATAATGCTTTAGCTAATACATCATCACTATCAGTATACGTAACATTTAATTGACCAAATTTCTTTAAGTTCATTTCTTCATTACGTGTTCTCATATGTCTGTCGTATCTAGCTTTAGCTACTGTATCTCTATAAGCTGCATTTGCATTTCTTTCAGCATTAGAACTTATTCTAAATGTTCTATATTTACTATCTTTTGTTGCTATTTCGCTAACTAATACACCAGGTTCATCAGGACTATTAAATGCACTATCTACTGTATCTTTATATAATTTATCTACTCTATATGAAGAACTACCTGTTGAATAATAATTAGCTGATTTATTATTATTTTTATAATCTTTTAGTCCTTTTGGTTTATCACCATTTCCTGTAGCATCTCCTCCAGTACCAGTATATCTCCATAATGTATATTTAGCATCTTCTGGTTTAGAAGATTTAGTTGTAGCAAAGTTAGGATGACTACTTCTTGTTGAAGGTGAATGATAAACATAGAAATGTTGTTGTAATCCATCTGAGATCCATTGGCCATTAGCTGCTAACATTGTTATATGTCCATACCAACCGCTAACACGTGGATCGTTAAATACTAATATATCTCCAACAGCTGGTGTTGATGTAACTGATATTGTTGTATATCCTAACTGCTTAAGAACATTAGCTCTAGATCCATCATCACTTCTACCTGTTACTCCACTTGCACCTAAGAATTGGTTAGCATTTCCTGCTAATGAAGAATAGTTCTTACCAAATGCAGTAGCGACAGAGGTCATTACTCCATAAGCACATTTACCTTGCATCTTATTATTACCAAATTTTTGTACTGCTACTTCTGCAGCTTTATATGCTGGAGTATCTTTTCCTGGAGGTGATATTTTATCTCTTTCTACACCAGATACAGCATCACAACTACCAGGTAACCCTAAAGCACCAGCAGAGAATGAAGTTCCACCAGCAGTATTTACTCCATTATTATTTCCACCTTTAGTAGCTTTAGATCCAAAAAAGAATTGTTTAAGTTGTCCGTCTTCACCTTTAAAGAACCATCCTCCAAATGACGCAGAAGTTCCTTTGATAGGAGTACTACTTTCTCCATTAGCATTATCTGTTGTTAATCCAGTAGGATCAGCAGCCGAATTCTCACCACTGTTATCATTACTAGTATCTTCTTTAGCTATAGGAGCTCCTTTTTTAGTTTTACCTTCAGCACCTGAACTTAATCCAGCAATATGTGATGTAGAATTCATTAACATATTTACTATTCTTCCACTATCTTTACTGTGTACTCCATAATCAACTTCTAACTGGGCTAAATCTCTTCTTTCAAATAAATTAAGTGGTCCATTTTGCATAGGGTCTAATATCCAAGGCACTCCACCTTGTCTCACTATTACTACCCAGTGACCTCCAGCATTAAGTATAGCTATTTCATGATTTTGAATTCCCCATTTCTTAGCATTACCTTTTCTATCTTGATCTGCAAATGTTCCTATTTTTACTTTTCCTACAGAGGCTCTAATTTTATCAATGTCATATTTTTGCATACCAAATCCTAAGAAGAATCTTTGTGATACACCTAAATCTTTATCAAATAGTTTATTACCATCTGCATAACGTTTAACTACTTTAGCATCGAATTTCTTATGGTCATTAAAGAATACTAATTTTTGAACCATTAAAGCACATGCTATACCACATGTAGTATTTTCTTTACCATTTAATCCTAATACTGTACCAACATCTTTTTGTTTAACAAAGCATGCTTTTAATGAGTCCGATGAAACACCTATTCCCCTACCATAATATTGTACTTCTTCATTATTTAAATATTTCATATACGCAGGTTGAGGTCCTCCAGATCCTCCTTGTGATTTAGCACTATTAGTACCTTGTTGAATTATTTTTTCCGTACCTGCATTTCTTTTACCTGCATAATAATCTACTAATTTTTCTTTAGTATCTGTACCTATTTCTTGTAATCTAACTCCCCTTAAAAAAGTTATCTTTTGGTCAGGAGTTAATTCTTGTAATCTAGTTGTTGAAGGAAGTCCTGTTGTTTTTTCTAGTGTTCTAACATAACCTGCTTCATCATTTCCATCACTTTTAGGAGCATAAGTACTAACGAATTCTTTAAAGTTCATTCCTGTCCAGTCTCTTCTTTTAGACCCAGCATCTGGTTTCTGGAATAACATAAAATTCTGAGCAGCATCTGCATGAGCAGGTGAAGGATATGTAACTTGTCTATCACCGTTCTTAGGAGGTAAAGCACCAAATTTCTGTATTGCCCATTCTGATCCAGCATCATGAGAATCTGGGTTAAACATTCTCCAACCAACATTTCCATGTCTCATTGCTATAGTACCATCTTTATATTTAACGACGTTATCCATTTTTCCGCCACCATATTTGGATCTATCTAATACTTCTACGACAGGTCCATGAGGCATAACAACTGATCCACCATCAAATACTCCAGCACCAGATATTCCACCATTAGGATTTGTGGTTGTCGTAGTTTCAGATTCATCCATATCATTATTAAATATTGATGCTATATTTCTAGCAACACTCTTTACTTTTTCTTTTACTGTTTGTACACCTTTTATAATTAAATCTCTACCTTTTGAACCAAATCCACCAGTAGCTCCTGTTCCTCCTTGTTTTCTTAAACCAGGAGTTCCTATTCCAGTAACAATAGCACCACTAAATATAGATGCTGCAATAGAGTAAGACAAGAATTTATTATCAGTGTTAGGTAGTTCTTCCCAACCTTGTTTAAGAGGATCTCCTACATAGACTGTATTTTTATCTTTAGCTATAACAGCTATAAAGTGTTTACTTCCTTGATTATATATTAATAAAGCTAAACAAGCATTTGGACTAGCTATAGCTCTTCTAATATCATCTTTATTACTAGTAGAATTACCTCCATATGAATCAAAGAATCCTACAGATACTGACCCATTAGATAATTTAAAATCATTCGCTTTAGATATAAGTTCATCATCAGTTACATGTATTCCTTTATGAGCAGCTATCATTTTCATAACAGCTAATGCACAACCATCTTCTTGTAAATCTAGATTTCCTAAACGACCAGCAGGTAAATTATATTGAGAATAAAACATAGGAGCATTCCCAGTAGAAGTTCTACCACTTAAAGACGTTGTAGATCCTGATCCTCCACTACCACCTAATTCTCCATAATATTTGAACATTTCTTTCACTTGTTCTTCTCTTTGTTTCTGACCATCATCATAAGTATATCCAGTAGAAGTCTGTTGTCCATTTGGATCTTGTTCGTTCTTCATTCTTTCTTCCGTTAATTCATATTGACCTTTTCCTTTTTCTCCAGAACCCATTCCTCCATCATCTTCTGGTTTATCTCCTTCTAATAATAATCTGTATCTTTCTTCTTCTTCAACACTATCGCCCATACCAATAGCTTTTAAACAAGTATTAAGAATTTCATATGTTCTTCTACAGAACCATTGCATGATTCCATCTATAGCTGATACGATAGCAGTAACAATCATACACCCAGGTATAGATTCTATTAATGAAAATGTAGCATATGTAATTGCACAAGCATACTTCTGTATAGCAGTAGGATTATCAGTATCGAAAAAGTCTTTAGCTTTCTTAGCACCTTGCCATGCATCCCATGCTATAAATCCTATATTTATTGCTATTCCAATACCAGATAAAGTAAGTCCACCTTTTAATGCTCCTAAGAATCCTTTTTTAGCAGCCTTTTCTCCACCTTCTTTAACTAACTTACCACTAATTTTCTCCATTAATTCTCCAGCTAACTTTTTCATACCTGGTATAAATGTACCAGTTATTTTTTTAGCTATTTTTTCAAATCCTGGTATTTTAAATAATACTTTATCTAACATATCTATAGCTTTTAACACCCAGTTACCGATCTTACCTATTTTAGTACCATTCTTAGCTGCCATAGAAACAGTTTTCTCTAAAGTCTCTCCTGTAGCTTTCTTACCTAGATTTTTAGCTAGATTTTCTCCTCCTTTTAAAACACCTTCTCTTCCGTATCTCATTAATTTGTCACTATGTTTCATAAATAGTTCTGCAGCATCATCGGAATATTTTCCTGCCCATTGAGCTGCTCTATTGGCCCATTTATTTTTTAAGAATTGACCTCCAACTTTAGCGACATTTCCAGCTGCCTTTACTCCTTTAACACCTAACCCAGCAGCTCCTAATCCTAATTTAGTTATACCACCGACAATTGGAATATGTTTTGCAATTGCTAAAGCAGTTTTACCCGCCCCTTTAGCTATTTTCCAAATAAGTTTTTGTGATTTAGTATCTTTAGCGAATCTAATTAAATCTATACCAGCAGATATCTTTCCACCTTTTTCTTTATAAGAATTCCACCATGTAGAAACACCTTTTTTTGCAGTATTAACAATATTCTTTCCAGTATTAACTACACCATTCATAGTATAATTTAATATATTAGGTAAGAAATTAGTTAAAGCATCTTTTATTTGAGGAAAAAACATATACGTAAAAGCAGCACCTTTTAATACAGGTCCTAATACTCCTTGTATATTTTCACCAGAAATATCTCCTTGGAATAATCCAGTTAATGCTTCAACAAATCCTTTCTTTTTGGCTTTCTTTTTAGTGTCTTCTTTTTCATTTGTTTTTTTACCAGCACCTGTAGCAATCTTTTCTAAGTTTTCTTTATTTTGTTCTTCGATCTCTTCTTGTCTATCCTGATCTTTTATTTCATCTTTAGCTTCAGGATCTGTTGTATTAAATTGTGTAGCTTGTTTTAATGCTAACACAGATGTAGATGCCAGTTTCTGTATACCTTTAGTATCAGCATCTGGTGATTGTTTTTTAGCATTTACAGTAGACTTGCTAGTAACTGCTTGTACTTTATTTTTATATGCTTCTGCATCTACCATACCTACTACACCAATAGTATCTAAATGACCACCTACTAATCTAACATTCAATGTATTTGTTCTTATAGGTTCTAATATATCTTTAGAAAGATTTATTCCTTGTCCTACTTCAGACATTATTCCTGTATCATCAAAATTAATTTTAGAAGTATATCCAGTAGTAGATAAATTCTTTTCATGATCGATACGTGCTTGTAATGCTCTTTTCTTAGCATAATACATTTCCTCGTAAGATGCAGCAGCTTGTGGACCAGCTTGTTTACGAGCATTTATATTAGCTAAAGATTGACCAGTTAATGTTGCAACAGCATAATCAGTTTTAGATCCAGAACCTGCTTGATTGTAAACATCTTGCATTGTAAATTTAGGAGAACCAGCTTCAGCAAATCCAGCTTTTTCACGGAATATATCTCTTATATTATCTCCCCAATTTGTATCTGCATTACCTGTTATTTTTTTACCTAATTTATTTAATAAACCTTTTCCAAATTTAGCAAATAATCCACCTAATTTTAATATCCAAGATGCAGCTCCACCAAGTATCCATCCTGTAGTCATACCTACAACAGGTCCTAAGATAGGTCCTAAACGTACGTTATTACGAACCCATCCTCCTATTTTAGCACCTTGTGACATTCCCCATGCTTTAGGTAAGAATTCTCTATACATTGCTTCTTGCATAGCTTGTCTTTTGGTTACACTTGTTTCGTTACCGTCTTTATCTTTCATTTTTTCGTCGCCTAGTTCAGTCGTCATAACATCCATTATTTTAGACATCTTACCAGACAATACAGCAGTTGTAGCAGCTCCAATACCAATAATAGACGAAGCAAATGGACCAGTCATTCCAGAAGATTGGAACATTTCTTTAACTAACATTCCGTATCCTGCGGCTGCTCCAGTACCTACTATTCCTCTTACTTTATTATTATTAGCTAAATGCCACTTAGCAATCTCAGCAGCAGATTTAACAGCATCTTTTCTAGTTTTACCATTAAATTTAGGTCCTCTATCTTCCATTAAATCAGAATAAGAAGATATCCCAGCTAATGTTGCATAATCTACTCTTTCGAAAGCTTCTTTCCCACCTTTATCGAAAGCATTAACTGTTTTTTCTAAATATGGTGCAAATGCATGATTAACTTTTTTTAATTGAGATAATTTAGCTTTTAAATTAGAACGTATTTTATCAACAGACCCCATAAATAATGGAGCACACATTTTATTGTATTCACTTGTTATACGTTTATCTAAATCATCAGAGTTCATTACTCCTGTTAAATCTATAGCTAAATTTTCTAATTCTTTTATAGCAGCTGTCTTATTATTTTTATCAAATTCTTTATCTAACTCTCTACGTGTCTTACCACGCATTTTACCGTTATTCCATACTTCTCCATATGTATACGCTGCCCATTGTGCTACTCCACCTTCAGCGTCTTCAAAGGCTTCTTCTGCCGCTCTAACTACACCATCACGTGTTTCATTAAATATTCTTAATAACTTCTCCCATAATTCACGAGCTTTTTTACCAGGTAAGCTACGGAATGTTGTTAAGAATCTTCTCATATGATCAGCTGATTCTAAATATTTATCCATTTGTGCTTTAGTAGCATGTTCTAATATTTCTTTAGAATATAATACTTTTACAATAAATCTTAAATCTAAAGAATCAACGTCTAAAACACGACCAGGATCAGATGCTCTTTCTGAGAAATATAAAATCATTTTCATTAGACCATCTGCTAATTGAGGTCCTCTGTATTTAATCATTTTTTTTAAGAAATTTAGATTCGCATCATTAACATCATCTAAATTCATTATATCTGCAAATACACCTATACCTACTTCATCATATTCATTACCAAATATATCTTTCTTTTTAGTTACTTTCCCACCTGTTAATTCTTGTTGAGCATATTTCATTTGCTCATTCAATAAAGATGAATAAGAAGTTTTCATAGATTGTTTAGCGTCTTCTAATGTTTGAAAACGATTAGATGCATAGTTATAATACATTGCAGCTTTACCTGTTAAAGATGATTCTATATTAGCTAAGCTACGAGTTATAACACGTGTTAAAGCAGTATGTGCAGCATTATCAAAAGATGTTCTAGTATCTCTATCTTTAAGTATATATTTAGATAAATCTATATCAGTATCTAATTTCTTATTACTACCAAGTCTTTGACCTAACCAACCTTTTACTCCTCCACCAAGAGCCCAACTATTCATCATAGTCTCTAAGAATTGACCAGGATTACCTAATAAACCTAGTGCTGATCTACCGGCATAAGAACCACCGAACATTTTATTAGCACCATATTTCATTCCTTCTTTTGCCCCTACAGAAAGAATGCTTTTAAATCCACCTTGTGATTGTAATAAAGGAATGATAAGACCAAGTGCCATACCAGCTCCTCCAGTACCAGACATAAAGGCTTCTTTAGCTAAGTTAGATACTAATTTCTTAGTATTACCTCTAAGAGATCCTCCTGCAAATACTTGTTTAATTAACGAATCTGCTTGTCTTTGACTTTCTCTTTCTCCACGAGGATTTAAATTAAATCCAGTCTTTAATGTACTGTTAATAGACTTTAATTCTTCTAGTATACTATTTTGTGTAGTCATACTATTTTTATAAAAATCTAATTGTATTGTATTTTTAACTTTATTTATTTGTGCTACTTGATCTGATATATTTTTAACATGCTCTGTTAATGTATTTTGAAATTTACTATTTAATGCTATAGATTCAGAATGCATTTTAGACATTAACTTTGCTTGTTGACCAAACATCGATCCAAATATCTTCGATTGTCCTTGTAACATACCATTTGAACCAGTTTTAGTAGACTGAGAAGATACTATACGTCTCATTTTTTTAGGAGCTGTTGTATTAGCATCGCTATTATATAGTATTTCTTTATTATCTAAAGCATCTTGGCTAAACCCTGTATCAGCTACACCAGATGTATTGAATTCTTTTAGGTTAACTTTAAAAGCATTTTTACCAGTAAATGTACTATATCTTTTCATATTAGAAGATACATCATTTTCTACATTCTTTAAATGTAAAATGTGTTCTCTGGCTTTACGTGGTTTCTGTTTTTGAAAGTTAGAAACTTTTTTAATGAAACCTTCGTTCATCTTTTTAAAATTATCATTTATTTTAG